AAACTATACGTATTGATGGTTATATTAAGGGAAGTACCGGATGTACATTAGATTTCTATCTAAGAAGATCTCATGATGGGGTCACATATGATATTGAAGAAGTGGGAAGTTCCCATCTCATAACATCTGCATGGCAAGCTTTTGGATCTGATCATATTGTTGGTGCATTAGGAAAAACCGCGTCACTAAATGCAACAGAAGGTTATGTTGCAATAGGAGTTAAGATAACTGCACTCCCAACTGGTAATAGTATTGATCTTGCAAATTTCAGAGTGTTTTCTGCACAGGGAGCAACCTTAGTAGGAACCCCTTTCAGAGAAAAAACAGATCCAGAAGAAGAGAGATTGAAATGCTCAAGGTTCTATCAAAGAACATACGCCTTAGATGAAAGTGACGGAGACGTAACAACGTTCACTTTCTTTGAGCCAAACTTCAGTCCTATCAGACTTAATGTTTCTCCAACTCCAGGAATTACATCTGGTATAGCAACACAGTCTGAGAATTATTATAGATTCCCAGTCGAAATGATAAAGGCACCAAAAACTTTGGTATTTTACTCTCCTCAGAGTGGAGTTTCTGGTGATGCTTACAATAGAACAGCTAGACTGGATATGAGACTCAGCAGCGGAACACAAGGTTTTATGGGACAGCAACGAGTACATACAGCAGGTGCATCAACTATAAGTACAACATTAAAAGCCAAGGGTGTAATATTTAATATCCTTTCCGGTGCGGTTGTGCTAGATGAGATTTACATAAACTATGTTGCAGATTCTGATTTTTCACTTTAATATGGAGATATAATATGAACTTCGGTAATACTTTTACAAAGGTTGCTTCCTTTGCAAAGGCAGTGGCTTCTCGTGGAATTACTAACAAAAAAACAGACGTGTTTACTAAGAAATTGAGAGTTATTAGTTGCTTTGGTGATTCTTGTATTTCTGGTGAATTGCCCCCATGTGAACATTTAAAAAATAGTAAAACCGCAGGTAAATTTTACTGCGGTGGATGTGGTTGTGGAGATAGAAAAGCAACTTGGTTGGTTTCAGATGCTAAAGAATATAGTAAGTTAGATTACCCAAACTTAAGTTGTCCGCTAAAAATGCCTGGATTTACTGATTATGAAATTAGTTCCGCCGAAGAATCAATATCACCAATAACTCGCAGGTATTATATCGAACAATTGGAGGATACCCATATTGATAAAGTTCCGGTTTCTGACAATGAAATGCCAGAAGATATAAAGAAAAAACTAGAAAAGGCATTAGAAAATAATAAAAGCAAACCTGAGAATGATTGAGCCATAAATACTATTGGAGGTATACATGGCTACTCCTAATTCAAAAGAAAGTTTAATTAATTACTGCTTCAATCGTCTTGGTGCTCCTGTAATTGAAATAAACGTCGATTATACTCAGGCAGAAGATAGGGTAGATGACGCACTTCAATTCTTTTCAGAAAGACACTTTGATGGAGTTGAGCGTGCTTATTTTGCACATCAGATAACTGATACTGATAAGACTAATCAATTTATCGACACAGATGCTCTGGGTCCTATAAATGGACCAACAGGAGATGCTCCTACTGGACAGGACATATTAAGTGTCGTTAAAGTTTTTCAGTTTGGTGCATTCTCAAATACCAATATGTTTGACATCAGATATCAGTTAGCACTGTCTGATTACTTTGGTATCAACAGAGGACTAAATGCTGCAATTTCAAACGGTCTCTCTGGATATGATTCCACTAAAAGATACATCAATCTAATAGAAGATCTTTTTCAACCAGAGAAAGCAGTTAGATTTAGTAAAGTGACTAACAGATTGCATCTGGATACAAAATGGAGTGAATTACAGGTAGGAGATTATTTAATCATAGAATCCTACGTTTCATTAAATCCTGATATATTTGTAGAAATCTATAACGATAGGTTACTTAAAAAGTATACTACCGCATTGATAAAAAGACAATGGGGTTCTAATCTAGCTAAGTATGACGGTGTTCAAATGCCTGGTGGAGTTGTTCTTCGAGGAGGACAAATAGCGGCAGAGGCACAAGCTGAAATAGATAGGATAGAAATGGAAGTATTAACTCAATACGAACTTCCCGTTGATTTCATGACAGGATAATTCAATGGCAAAGAACCCATATTTCTTAGACAGTACGAGTGAACAAAGACTCGTAGAAGATTTAACAGCAGAAACCATAAGATCTATGGGTAGGGATGTCTATTACATTCCTAGACAATTAGTAAATAAAGACCTATTATTTGGTGAAGATACTATATCCAAATTCAAAGGATCTTATAAAATTGAAATGTACATCAACAGTGTTAATGGATTTGAGGGACAGGGTGATCTCATTTCCAAATTTGGTATTGAGATTAAGGATAGAGTAGAACTAGTTGTTTCTACAAAAAGATTTACTGAGTTGGTGGGTAAATTAGAGGCTGATGTTCAAAGACCAAGAGAAGGTGATTTAGTTTATTTTCCATTGAGTGATACATTTTTTGAAATTAATTTTGTAGAACACGAAAACCCATTCTACCCTTTAGGTAAAAGATATACATTTGTTCTTTCCTGTGAGGCATTTACTTACTCACATGAAGACTTCGACACAAACCAAGACTTTATAGATGACATAGAGACTGATAATTCCACTACAGGTTACGAACTGTATATGAGTGCTGGTGTAACTCAAGACTTTATTCCCGGTGAACTTGTATATCAAATATCAGGAGATACTGATAGTTCTTCTACTGATCATGTTCTTTCGGATGCAACTTCAACTGGTAAAGTTTATGAATGGGATGGATTATATGATAAGGTTCTTCTGTTGGGAGATGTGACAGGAACTCTTAACACCACAGCCGGTCAATACATAGTTGGTGCGAGTAGTGATATTAGAGTATTAATTGGAACCACTGCCGGTAGATCTAATCTTGTATTACCTATTAGTCCAAAAACAAACACAGGTCTTTTTGATAATATAGAAATAGAAAGACTAGAGCAAACAGAAAATATCTTTGATTTTACAGACAGAGATCCATTTTCGGAGGGTAATTATTAATGTTTAAGTTTTATGATAACGAATCCCTAAGAAAATTAGTAATTGCATTTGGTTCTCTGTTTAATGAAATATATGTTTCTAGAACAAATTCAAGTGGTGTAGAGTCTCAGCGATTGCGAGTTCCTTTAACTTATGGATCAAAAGAAAAATTCATAAGAAAATTAGATGAACAAAGTGGTATAAGCGATAAGTCAAAAGTAGAAGTGACATTGCCTAGACTTTCTTTCGAGATGTCATCAATTGATTATGATCCAAGTAGACATTTAAATAAATTAAACAAAAGAGTTAGTAGAGTACCTGGCAGTAATTCTTCTATTGCATTTCAAGAAGTTCCATACAATATTTCATTTTCTTTATTTGCATTTAGTAGAACTATGGATGATAATTTACAAATATTAGAACAAATTGTACCTCAGTTTGCTCCAGAATTTATAGTATCATTAAACTTAAATAAAATTGATACTAAGTTAGATGTTCCTATTACATTAAGTAATGTTGCTCTTCAAGAACAGTACGAAGGTAATTTTCTAGACAGGAGAGTGATTGCATCTAGTTTTAACTTTGTTTGTAAATCTAGATTGTACTCCGAAATTAAAGACAACACAGGAGCAAGTCCAGTTCAAGTTATTACTGGAGTTTCTTTTGATCTTGGTTTAGAAGCAGATACGACGGCAGGCAGTAACACAGTATTGTCAGTTTTAGGTGCAACCGGCGACACAAATCTTATAACCGGATTTACTGCAGGAGGTTATTTTGCAACCGACCAACCATAGTTATAAACCAATAGATGAAGCACTGGGAACTGAGTTTAAATCGCATCTACCAGTACAAGCTGAAACTGAAAAGGTAATAGTTCCTACTAGTGAAGATAAGTTAGATAAAGATTACGGTGTAGTTCGTAGAAATCTATACGATCTTATAGCACAAGGAAATGATGCAATTCAGGGTATATTAGATGTTGCAAAGGCAGGAGATTCTCCAAGAGCATATGAAGTTGCTTCTCAGTTACTAAAAACAGTATCGGATATGAATAAAGATGTTTTAGATGTACATGATAAAGTGAAAAAGATAAAAGAAGATGGTAGATCGCTGACACAGAAAAACACCACGAATAACACTATATACGTTGGTTCTACTAACGAGTTGCAAGATATAATAAATCCAAAGCGAAGTGCAGGAAAAGATATAAAGAAAGTTTAGTATGGGTTCAAGAAAAATGGAAGGTTATTTGGGTAATGCTAACCTAAAAGCCAGTGGCGTTGAAATTGAATATACAAAAGAGCAGATTGAAGAGTACATGAAATGTGCAAAAGATCCTGCTTATTTCATAAAAAATTATGTAAAAGTTGTTTCTCTGGATGAGGGATTAATTCCTTTCGGGTTGTATGATTATCAAGAGGAATTGGTGGATATTATTCACAATAATAGATTTGCAATTGCAAAGTTACCCAGACAGAGCGGTAAGTCCACAACTATAGTTTCTTATATCCTCCATTATGTTCTATTTAATCAGAGTATGAATGTTGCTATTCTTGCCAATAAACAAGCAACCGCTCGAGAGATTCTGCACAGGTTAAAACTAGCATATGAATATCTTCCATTATGGCTACAGCAAGGTATAATAGAATGGAACAAAGGTAGTATTCAGTTAGAGAATGGATCGAAAATTCTAGCATCATCTACTTCTGCATCTGCAGTTCGTGGTGGATCTTTTAACATGATTTTCTTGGACGAGTTTGCACACGTTCCAAACAACATAGCAGAAGACTTCTTTAGTTCCGTATATCCTACGATTACATCTGGACAAACAACTAAAGTATTGATGGTATCAACTCCAAATGGTTTGAACTTATTTTATTACTACTGGAAAAATGCTAATAAAAAAGCAGGTGCAAAAGGAAAGAACGAGTATATTCCATTTGAAGTTCACTGGTCTCAAATTCCATTATATCCGAACGGTCCTATGAGAGATGTAAAATGGAAAGAACAGCAAATAAAAAACACAAGTGAGCAACAGTTTCAAACTGAGTTTGAATGTGACTTCATTGGTTCTACTAATACATTAATTTCATCCTCCAAGTTACATGCTCTTGCATGGGATTCTCCAATAAAGAAATCTACAGATGGACTTGATGTTTATGAGGAACCCAAAGAAGATAATAAGTACATAATAACAGTGGATGTAGCACGAGGACAGGGAAAAGACTATAGTGCTTTTACCATAATTGACATTACACATCCACCTTACAAACTAGTGGCAAAGTTTAGAAATAATGTAATTTCTCCTATGGTGTTTCCAACAGTCATAAAGACAATAGCAGAAAAATACAACGGTGCGTATGTTCTCATAGAAACTAACGACATTGGTGGACAAGTAGCAGATGTTCTTTTCGAGGATCTAGAATACGATAACATAGCTTATACGGTATATAAAGGAAGATCTGGACAAGTGATAAGTTCTGGTTTTGGTGGTTCTGGTATGCAAAAGGGAGTTAGAACTACAGTACCTGTTAAAAAGTTAGGTTGTTCTGTACTGAAGAGTCTGGTGGAAAATGACAAATTGCTAATAGAGGATATGGAGGTAATAAATGAACTTTATACTTTCATCGCAAAGGGACAGTCATTTGAAGCTGATGAGGGACATACAGACGATTTAGTCATGTGTTTGGTTATGTTTGGGTGGTTAACCCGTCAAGACTACTTCAAGAACCTCACAGAGCGTGACGTTAGGTTAGATGTATATGAAGACGAAATTAAAAGACTAGAGGAAGAAGTATTACCATTTGGACTAATCTCTTCATTAGAGGACGACGAGGACACTCCAGGATGGCAGGAAGTGAGGTAGTCAAAATCCTAAATATTATGTGTTACGTCATTCTAGGAGAGTATAATGCCACTACCATCAGTCACCGTCAATATTAGTGATGACTCATTTCTTATACAAGACAGTGAGACAACATCTGAAAATTTTCTTGCTGGATTTATTCTAGAAAATCTAGAACTTATTAATGCACTAGGAACTACTACAGATGTAGCCAACAAATTCTTTCAAACCGATTCTAGCGATTTATATGAAAGACTTTCTAGTCCAATTGGTAATGGTGCTGGGGTATCTTTTGCTGGATTTGGAGGTTCTGCAGGAACTTCTGGTGCAGTATATCCATCAGTGCTTGAAGGAGGTACTGGTGTAACTGCAGGACAGATTAGATGGCCTAAGGGAGCTGTTTATCCTTGGTCTGATGATTTCAACAATGTACTATCTGCTGCTGTATATGGAACTAAAATTGTAGTTGGTATTTCTGCATCTGCTCCGTTTACATCAAGTAACACTCATAGTTTGAACGCCATATTTGGAGCAGGACTGTCTGCAGACGAATATATGGATACTATTATGTCAGCC